TTCATCTTGGTAAACATAGTTCGCAATCTTCTCTGGATTCCTTGCATAATCTTTAGCATCTCTTTTCCCCGCGCCAAAGTAACGACCAAACACTGAGTTCAATGCCTTTTCGCTATAATTAAGGTTTTCTTCCAACCGAGTAAAGTCAAGTGATTCATGAGCACACTGTGCCATAAAACCAGCAATACGGTTTGGTGTATTAATTTCATAAGCTTCAAATAGTTCAGTTGCAGCTTCGTACCATGATTCAGGATCTTTATTTTTAGGAATCATAGCACTGAATTGTTCTAAAGTAATCATTTACGATCTCCCATTATATCTCTCAGTCTTTTCTTTTTAGATGATTTATTTTGTGATGTCCAGCGCTTTTGCGCTTCCTTAGAAAATGCAGATCCGTCCATACCTGCAATATTACCAGAGCTTACATTGTTTGCAGGCTCTTCTTGTAATCTATCCATAATCCATGCCTTAGCATTGGCTTTACCGTATTCAGTTGTTTCCCATTCCCAGCTGCTTCTGCGCTTGTCCCACACCATAACTTTCCACTCGCCTCTATGGCGCTCGTTATGATCTAATGATTTTTCAATTTGATATTTCTTACCATTGACGGTAGCTTGAATCTCGCCGTTAGGGCCTGCACGTTTCCAGCGAGGTGCTGCAGCTTCTTCAAGACTTTCTTTCTTCAAACCTTTTCTAAGTCTTTCAAGATCTTTCTTTAGCTTATCTTTATCAGTGCCGTATGCTTTTTTGTTCAGACCGGTTTTTGAAAGATCTTTAAGTGACATCGACAATTCATCCATAGCAGCTAGCTTTGCAGCCACCGCCATCTTACGACGTTTTTCTTTTGATTTGCCTTTGAATTGAGGAGCATCTGAGTCATAGAAATCTTTAATCCATGTACCCATATCATCAGACTTTTTAAGCTTTTCTATCAATAAATCCTTGACATTGCTTTCTTCTGTGATATAATTGACATATCGGTCATTAAATAATAGTAATGATTCTTCTAGATCTTCTTCAGTAAGATCTTCTGTAAGCATAGACTCATCAGTAAATGCTTTGTATTCTTTAATTAGAAACAGCGCTGCAGCGTATGAGGCAAGACGAGATTGTCCGCCTGGAACTTTACCGAGAATCTTCTTAAGATTTGCAATCATAATATCAAAGATCCCCCAAGCTTTACGCTGGCGGCTATTAGTAAAGTCTTTCTTTTTAATTAGAACTTTACCTTTATCGTCAATAATACCTTCCTTATACGCGTCCCACTTGTCAAATGGAGTGGCGAGACGTCGTATGAATTGGTATACTAAAAATAAGTCAACGACCATAGGTCAGATTCCTTCGAGTTTATCCTTGATTATTTGATCGCTCTTAATATTATCTTTATGAATACGAATATCGTCGTAGATAATTTCACGAGGCATGAAGTTTAAATACTCAACGAATGGTTTTAAGTATTCATGATACTCGTGAAGCTTCATAAACAACATATTAGTAGCTTCATGTCCAAACACATTATAAATGATTATTAAGTGGTTTAGAATCAACCTTTCTTTTAAATCATTATCTTGTCTATACCTTCCAAATAGTTTGCGCAAATATTGAAATCTTTTCAGATCTTCCTCAAACTCTATAATATCAGAGCAGTGAGGATTGTCATAATATTTGGAAGCAAATAACAGAAAGGTTGATTCTGTCAATTTCATTCTATATCAACCAAGTATTAGCTGTCAGCCACGATAGTATCTTCAACCGCTGTATTACCTGTTACACCAGCGTCGCCTGCGTCAGTTGCAGAAACTTTCATTGTTACCAATGGTTCTACAATGTGACGTGTACGGCCGTCAGCTGTTGTGTAAGTATTATACAGGTTCCAACCAGGTGTTTTAATACCTTTTGCACGGTTAGCTGCTACGCCTGCCTCTGTCAAGTCTACAAAGATTGCGTTGTCTTTGTCGTGTGACTTGTTTGTGTTATTCGCATCGTCTTCCAAATACTTTGGTGCGTCCGCTGCGCTGTCAGTTTTACCCCAAGATGCCATTTTTGTTCTCCTTATAAGCTCTTATGGTTTATTTATTATTTTTGTCGTGCTTTTTGCTTAGCAACTTGTAATCTCTTTTGAGCTGCTCTAATGCGTTCACGATCTTTATTTTTCTTTTCCATAGCAGCAGCTCTTTTTTCAGCTCTATCTGCTCTGCCTGCGCTAGATAATCTAAAATTACCTTGCTTATTCACAGCTGCTCTATAAGCACCTTTTGCTGCCATCTTAACAGCGCCACCTACAACTTTACCGATGATTTCGTCAAGTTGTTCTTCGTTCATATCAGCCAAATCGTCGGCAGAAATGTTTTCTTCTAAGCAATAAGCCTTAATAGCTTCTGCAATTTCTTCTTCTTTAAGCTTAGGACGCATGTTTACGTACAGCTTATTAGATACAGATTTATGATCCATACTTGGACGTTTTTTGCCAGCGTTTTCACGCTCTTTATCTTTTTTGATTTCAGCTGCTGTAGGAGGTCTGTAAGCTTCTGACATTTTAGCAAAGCCGCGCTCGATTTCTTTAGCAGAAAATCTTTGACTTTTCAAAAACTTGGTAATAACATCTCTATCACCAGTTAAAATAACTTCAGTTGCACCACCATGTCTAACTACTTTAGTTTTTAAGCCTTTTTTCAAAGCAGTGTTAACATATCTTTTTAAAGGTCCTGGTTCAGAAGTAACATCAGCAGAAAAAGAAGCTTCATTTAGTTCAACTTCTTCAGGAAGCTTTACTTTTTTAGTGATACCACCCCATGCTTTGTCTCGCTTAATTCTATTCTTGAGGGCTTCAACATCCTGCTTATTCATTTTTCCAGATTTAGTAATTCTGGCGCCACCTTTTCTCCAAGACAACTTATCATTTCCACTCGAACGGTTGGGTCTACCCCAGTGCATAATTTCGATACCATCTTCAACTTGTTTTGCCACTTTTGCACCAAACTCTTTTTCGATAGCCTTTAGATACTTACCTGGCGTTTCTTCTCCATAATACTCAGGGGAAGTAGTCATGTGAACCATAAGAATAAGATCATCTAATCTATCTCTCTGTTGTGGAGATAGTTTTGCTTCATCAAGTTCAACTTCTTCACGGATTTTAACTTTAAACATTTTTTCAACTGTTTGTTTACCCATAGTCTTAGCAAGATTAGTGATTAACCATTCACGTGGTTCTGTATCAAGATCGTCTACAAACTTAATGAAGTTTGAACCCGCGTTACCAGATGATAGCATCTTTGCTGCTTTCATAAAGTCTGCTTTATCAATGCCACCGCTTTTCTTTGCATATGCTTCGATACTTGCAGCTGCCTTTTTCATTTGAGGCGTTGCGGCTTCATCAAGTTCAACTTCTTCCATAGTTGACTTAGGCTTCTGGCTCATGGCTTGTTGAGTACGATTTCTTACTTTGTCTAGCTTTTTCTCAAGATGCTTATTATCAGCACCTGTAAGTATGGCCTCTTGTTTGATTTCCTCAACGTAATGTTTAAATCTTTTCATGGATTTACCCTTTGTTATTTTTAGATATTTATTTAGTTATCGACTTTAGCGCCAGCACGCCATTGATAGCAGGACCAGTACTTAGCTTTCCATTTAGGACCGGGATTGTCACATCCGTGTCTTGCTCTAAAACTTTTACGTCTAGCTGGGTCGTCCCGTTTGATTTCTAAGTTAGGATCACCAAAACGGACAACAACAATGTTCCCTTTATCGTTTTTAACATATACCTTAAATTTCTTATTAGGGTTTTCAGAAGTACGAATAGGATCGTTGAGCTTGACTGTTTTACCATCAAATTCAGCTTCTGTGATTTCTAAATCTTCGTATAAATCGCATTCTTCGCAAATAGCGTCGATACGATTTTCTGTGTATTTTTTAAACTTATCCACCGAACTCGTGCCCCGCTACTCGTTTCATTTGTTTGTTAAACTCAGCCTGTGAAGGTTTTTCTTTATAAAGCTTAATTGAGATCTCAGGTCTATCTTTACCTTTAATTCTCCAATTATGACCTTTTTCTTTATGTTCAGGTTTAGTTGTTTTTACAACTCGACGTTTATAGCCTGCTTCCCAAGTTTCTGAACCTTCAATAAATTGCCTAAACCTTTTCATTATTCTTCTTCTTGTCCTGTGGCTTTAGCTCTAAATATTTTTTTCAAATCAGTTGCAAGTATACGCTCAACTGATATTAAAGTATTAGGATCTCTTAAAATTTTTCTAAGATTTCTTTTAATTTCAGAAGGTGTTTTTGCTTTCATATACATATCAGGCAAGTCTTCTACCCTAACAACGTAATCAAATTCTTCTGATATTAAATTTTCTTTAACAACAAAATCTTTAAAGTTTTTCATTTTACTAACCTATTTGCTACTTTCTGTCCTACTTTAGTCGCTGCTTTTTTTGCTTTAAAAATACCTTTTACAGTTTTATACGTTCCTTTAGCTACCGCTTTCACCGCAGGGATAGCGACAGGAGCCGCTACAGCTGCCATCGCCACCTCTGGGGGAATTGATTCATTTATATGCTGTTTAAACGATTTCATTTCATTAACTTTTTTATTGTATCTAAAGCTTTTTTGCCATCCGGATGTTTTGGATTTATACTAACTTCTTCACCGTTTACAAAATCGGATATATTTGCTGACTTACCTAACGCTGTAATTGCCTTGTGTAGCGGGTCTCTAGGATCGTATTTATTTTCAAATCCAGGCTTACCTCTAAGTTCAACCCAAGTCTTATCACCTTTTTCCCACATCTTAAGAACATCTTGTGTTTTGCCACGGATAAGTTTAAGTTTTATACCTTCAGATATATATGTCTTAAAATTAATCATTTTGTCCTGGGGTGTCTTTTTTGTATTTTGCAGTAAGACTATCAGTACCCCATTCTCTGTCAGATGGTGTATCTTCTTTTTTTAAATCTTTAACCTTTGCTCGTGCAATCATTTGTAGATGTTTAATTTTATCTCTTTGCTTTTCTCGAGCAATACGCTCTTTCGCAATATCTGTTAATTCACCTTCATTAACATGCTTTTC